AAACCTGCCAATCCATAACCATCTGCTGCTGGAGCAATATCTAAGTTACTGTAATATCTATCTCTGTAGCCCCTATTACGATGTAATTGTTCATCAAGCACCCCAAAATGAACTCGATACCATCCATATATTTGGGAGTATGGAATCCCACCTAAAGCAGAAACTTCTTGTTCATCTGGATGAGGACTGTATGCCCCTAATACATCATTAACGTTAAACATGTTGGGTGCAGTGGCTATAACATATATATAATAAGTAGAATGACCAGACAATATAGTTTGACCCACTAAGTGGGCACTTCTCAAACTAATTGAGGTGGAAACATATCCATCATCGTGCCTAACAAATCCCGTCTGAGTTCCTCTTGCATGATCATAAAGGTTGATATTCATTTGAGTACCTCGGTCAAAGTACTCACTCTGTCCTCTTGGCATAAGACCACCTGACTGCTTTATTTCATCAGGAGGTCTAGAATCTGCCCGATATAACTTATCATCATTTGCATATGAAAATGATGATAAGAAAATAAAAAACACAAATATTATCTTTACCATATAATGCTCCCTTTGTTTAACAGAAAAATAATTGATCAAAACAATTAAATAAGTAAATAAATTTGTATTATTTGAAATCAAAAATCAAAAATCAAAAATCAAAATATACTATTTAGTCCTTTTTTATCATTTTCTGTTTTTATCGGTAAACCCCGTTTCACTTCTACCCACAGCGCTTGCGCTGCAAAGGTATCGAACACCACAAAGTGATTGAAATCCGGTAACGGTAGCACCTTGTAGCGGTAGCTCGATGCAAACAGCTCTGTTGGGACGCTGCCACTCTCGGTTTCAAAAAACACTGTAAGCGTATCCTTGTAAATGTGATGACCTGTCGCCCATAGACCACGATAAGGAATGTCCAAATTGTCTACGAGGCGATAACGCTCATCACCAACAGTGACAAAACCATCTTGGACACAAAGCCGACCAATACAAAAACCAAAAGACGCAGGAGCAACCGCCTTGCTCCCGACAGCATTCCCAACAGTAGCCTTTGACTGAGGCTCGGATTGCTCTGACTCGATAGTTGCATCATTTCCCCCTGTAAAAATTGGATTGTCGTGTAAGCCGTAAAACGAATAAGAGAACATCAAAAAAACCATGCCGAACAAGAAAAGGATCTTTCTGTCTTTCCACAGCGCCGTTCCGGCCATCGTGTCGCGTGCTTTGCCTGTCGTGGTGCTTGCGTACATCTTAAAAATCGGACTTGGAATTTTTTTGACTTGGCGTGTCAGCGCGTGCGAGTCCATCTGTCCAGAGTTGGCTGCATCATGGGTGGTCAGGGTAAACTTTGCCCCTAGCCCCACGGTGGCGCGGTTAAAGTGGCGATACCCTATCTCCGCCGCCTCTCTTATCATGTTGTGCACTTTGGCAATGTTAGGCGTGGTTAGGCAGATATCCCAGCCGTGGTGACGATGCATGTCAAAAGCCACCTCAAAGCTCTCCGGCCTATCCTCTGCGACCAAATCCGGCGGCGTGTCGAGCGCCTTTAAATTGGTGACCGTCAGTCTCGGCGGCCAGATGCGACCACATTCATCGATAAAGAGAAACGCGTCCTTTCTCGCCCAGTGCCAAAAACGCGCCATCGTTAAGCGACCGTCAGGATGGTCTGTATCAATAAACTCGATACTGATGTCCGAGACATCCATTTTTAAGTACTTAGCCATGCGTTCAAGGTTTAAGCCTCGCACATTCGTGATGATGTGACGGCCTGACTTAATCGCCGGCAGCAGACGAAGCCATAATGCCCCTGACGTTTTATAAGAGCCTGGCGCGCCGTGATGAATAAAGATACTCATAGGTTTAACGCTCGCAGGGCAAAACGGGTCATCAAAGCCTGAAGCACGATAGCCAGCGCTTGGTCTAACCCTAAAAAGAACAGAAAGCCGCTGTATTGAGGAGGCAGCATATCGATAGCCTGTTGGATAAGCGGATAGATGGTAAACATATCAATCACTTTCTGGGACATCTCCCAGAAGAATTGGATAACAAAAATCTTGCTCTCAATCCACATAATACCGAGCTTGATCACAAGCCACGTAAAGCCATCAATTAGCCAGTCATAAAGGGTGTCCATCATAAGCATCACCTAAACAAAATGAGCATGGCGGCCAGAATGTACGCCATCGCGAGCACTATCATGCGGATGATGTGCAGGTTTTCAGAAAAGAGGGAGAAGTCAAAACAGAGGTTGTAACCAAACGCCTCGACATAGGAGCAAAACGAAGGCACCGCCGCCGAGCCTTTGAACTGATGCAAAGCCGACTGGGTGATTTTCTCGTTGATCATCTGCTTTAAATTCTGCTGAGCCGTTTCTAACTCGGTCTCGGCCTCTCGTATCGGAAACTGACAGCGTTCAGGGTTACTACAGCGCCCTGATAGCGCCGTGTTCATGGTGTCGAGTTGCTGTGAAATCGTCTCTAAGGTATTGAGCTTTTTAGAGATGGTATTAAGCGCCCCTGTATAATTGGGGCTGCTGCTATCGGGTGGCGTGGGATTGGGTTGGTCTGGGTTAGGCGGAACGACAGTCCCACCGAGTGAGTCTTTAAGTTCATCAATCGCCCGAAGGACATTAAGCTCGCTATAAAGCACATCGTATGAAACAGCCGCAACACGAGAGTAAAGCTCATCCTTGGCTTTTCTTACCTCCCGTTGCGTATCCCAAACATCAATGCGGATTTCCTCAAGATACTCCATTTGCCCACCCAAACGATTGTTGACTGCGGTGACACTCTCAAGAACACGATCCGCGTGAAACTTCGTATTGAGCTGAACCATATCTTGAGAGTGGGACACCTGACCACTGACATGATTGAGAGTCGAAGCCATCTCTGATTGGTTTTTATAGACCTGATTGAACGCAGACTTAAACGAGCTGCTCAGCCCATCAACAGGGGAATCACTGGGCGGTGAAGGTGGTAAGGGAACGCACTCTTCCCCCTCAGGGCAATAAGGATAAATGCAGCGCTCTGCAGATGCTCCGGACAAGTCGCACATCGGCCAGTTCGGGGATACCCCTTGTGAAAAACGGGGTTTGTAGAGCCCCTTGCAATAGTCCCCATTTTCATTTGAGAGACAAGACCAAACAAAACCATAGTCATCTTTTTCAATATCAAGCATGCAGCCATCAAATAACACCGATTGCACAATGGGAGAGCCAAAACCGAAAAGTAACTGGTGTGACGTAGTAGTATTAGGATCACAATTGATGGCGGAAGCCGTTACCGATGGAGAAAGAAAGAGCAATGTCAAAAACAGTAGAAAATAGCGCATAAAAAAGGGCGAACGCTCGCCC